GGGTGCGTGGTTGTGGTCGAGGAAAAGGGAGCGAGCATAAGTGGTGACGCTGTCGTCGCCAGCGACCATCTGGTGCATACGAGGTAGTGGAATCTCCGAGAGGTCGCCCGCATGGCAGCCGGGAGAGGGTTCGGGCACGTCGTCCTCGGTCCAGGCGATGTCGATGGTATCGAAGGATTCCTCGTGCTCCTCCACGACTCGGATGCTGCGAGCGTGCAGGTGGACCTTACGGCCAGCGAGGCAGTCGATAATTTCTCCAGTGAATTTGTAATGCATGAAGGCCTTGTGGAGGGCGTTGTGCATGGTATTGAACAGGAAGGTTTGGGGGTCGCCGCTGTTGGTTTCACCACCATCAGAGGCGAAGCGGACACCATGGGGGGTATAACCCACCTTGGTCATCTTCGCCGCTATAATGGCCGCGACGGTGCGTGAGAGCGAAAAATGGCGAACGAGAGCGCGGAGCAGAACCATTTGGAGTGGGGTCTTCATGCTGGCGTCGAACTTCTCCTTGTCTTCCTCAACAAAGTCGTCGCCATCTGCGACGCGGCGGGCGAACCACTGTCCCATCTGGAACTGTGTGGTGGATGCGGTCATGAAGATGGGGCTGCGGTCGTTCCAGAGGAGGGTCATGTGACGCTGGAGTGCGACGATAGTCGGGCCGACCAGAAGGTTGAAAAAATCGGTGCAGGCGCTGATAAGTCGCGGGGTGACGTCGACGGCGGGGATGCCAGCCCCAGCGAACCACTCAATGAGATCGGCGGGTGTAGCATAAGCGCTCGAGAAGTCACGGGGTACTTTCCCAACGAGCATCTCGATCTTGGTGAAGGCTTTGATCTTGATGATCTCGCGAACCGTAAGGGGGTAGGCGTCGAGGGTGGCCGCGGCTGCGCGTAGTTTCCTCTGAGTGGCAGGTGGGTACTTGGCTATGAAGACGTCGCGACTGACGGGTTTGACGTGACGACGCGGGCCCAGCAATTTGGCGAGATTGGCGTGAAGGAAAGTGTCATACTCGGTGACAAGAGCGGGATTAATGGGGGGGAAGAGGCCACCAGGGAACGCCCGACGGGTGATGGCAACACACTCAGAGTGTTGACAGCTGGCGACGACGGCAGGAACAGGGCAGAGCAT